GCCCTTTCAAGGCGGAGAAACGGGTTCGAAACCCGTATGCCCTACCAATCAAAGCGGGAAATGAAGAGGGCACGGTTAGACGGTGGATTGCGTATCCATCGTGAGGTGCAAATGCCCACTGTCGTATGACATGCCATTTGCGGGGTCTGACCAAAAGAATACGGAAGCGTGGCAGAGTCTGGTTTATTGCTCTGGTCTTGAAAACCAGCGGGGGTTAAGAGCCTCCCGTGAGTTCGAATCTCACCGCTTCCGCCATGATAAGACAAGAATGCAACTGAGCCCCGAACATGCCGCTTGAAGTACCGCGGATTTAGGCAGTAGGGGAACTTCGATGGAGTGCCGCGGTCGTCCTCTTGTCTTAACTAACAGTGAACCCAAGATGGTAAGAATTGAAACAAGACAGACCGATCATCTGTTGTTCTAACAAACACTGGCTAGAACGGTTTCAGTTTGGCTCTTGGACTAACTTAGTGTGGCGGCCAATAAAACTCGCGAGGGATGGCTCATTACCATCTGCGCCACACGACCAATTCAAGTCCTATGTTTGGCTCCCGTTAGGTTGAGTTGACTTAGGCACCAGTTTGATCTAGATACCTAGGCGCTGCAACGAGCAAAGCAGGGGTCGAAATGCTAGACAACATTCGGTTCAAGACGTGAGAACCAGTGATCGCAGTAGAAAGCCTCTATCGAAAGCGAGAGTTCACGCCCTGACTCATATCGCGATACGCATCTACTGCCTGCGAAAGGATTTGGGCTCCTTTCGTCAGTTTCGGGGGTGGTAATGGGGTTACGGGTGATCCTTGCAAGATTGCTGTCAGAGGGTTCGATTCCCTTCACCTCCACCAAAGTTAACTATGGGGCATGCGCAGAGTGTATAACTGCGGGGCCAGGGCGCCGCCTGGGAGCGACTACACGACTCCCCTGTTCCACCAAAGTTTGAAGGGGTGGCGAAAAGGTAGCCGCAACACGAAGCCCGTGTCGATCTATTCGGAGTATAGGTTGAGGTTGTGAGAGTAAGTCCGGAAAGAAATCACAGCCGAGATACGCTTGAAAGGATAGACAGCCTGTAGGTTCGAATCCTACTCCCTTCACCAAAACGCTTGACTTTCTTGCGAATCGCATGTATAAAGAACATGAAGAAACGGAGAGAGTCATGAAAGAAGCCATTCTGTCCTACATCGCCGCCTGTGAAGAAAACATCGCTTCCTATGCGACGATTGAAGACAAAGAAGAGCGTGAGCGCGCTATCGCTGCCGCCGAAGGTATGAAGGCGAACTTCGAAAAGGTTCTCGCTTCGCTCTGAGAAGAAATCGCGGGTGTAGTTCAGAGGTAGAACTCCTGCTTGCCAAGCAGAAGGTCGTGGGTTCAAATCCCACCGCCCGCTCCATAAAACAAAGGGCCGCTGTGTGGTGAAGTCTCTCAAGTAAGGAGATAATCTATGTCATTAGAAATGTTTGCTCATGACTTAAATCACGCCTTAAATAAAGCACAATCTTATACTCGAGAAATGGGAATTGATGATGTGAGCATCATCAATTTTTGGAGAAATCCAAATAGCAAAAATGCAGAAATTGTAAGATCGTTCTTTAATAAAAGAGCTTCAGACCTGGTAAAAACAGGTGCCTATTTGAAAAGCCAACAAGAATGGATCAAAAATAGATACTGCACAGCCGTTGCATGCATTTTCATCGAAGATAGAGATCATCTAGAAAATTACACAGATGAGCGTGTAATTCAAACGTTAAAAGTATTCGACGAATTAATTATGCGCGGTTAGTTCAAAGGTAGAACTTCTGCTTGCCAAGCAGAAGGTCGTGGGTTCAAATCCAACCGCGCGCTCCATAATACGGCCCATTGATGAAATGGTATCATACCGGATTGTCTATCCGAGAGCAGGGGTTCGATTCCCCTATGGGTCGCCAACATTGGATCAGTCCAGCAACTGAAAAAATCAACGGGTCGCAGGTTCGAATCCTGCCTCTCTCACTCCGAGAGAGTAGTTCAGTCGGTAGAACAGATGACATAAAGTGATCCAGAAAATGCCCCGCTAGTTCAATGGTAGAACAGGTCGTTTACACCGATCACACGGGAGTTCGATTCTCTCGCGGGGCACCATGAATATCTGAGTTATTCGAGACGAATTGCGCATATGGCGCAAGGGCCTCATTCACCCGGGTGAAAATGTGCCATAGACGGTAACTTGGAGGCGCCTTTTTGATATTTGCGGGTGTGGCGAAACTGGCAGACGCACCAGATTTAGGTTCTGGCGCCGCAAGGCGTGGGGGTTCAAGTCCCTTCACCCGCACCAAGACAATGCCTAGATGGTGAAAAGGTAGACACACTATCTTGAGGGGGTAGCGCGAAAGCATGTGGGTTCGAATCCCACTCTAGGCACCAAACTAAAGAACGTAGGAAAGGTTCTGTTTTTGACTGGGTAAAGCCAGGGGAAATGGCAGAACCGGAATGACAGCGAGATAGGCGGGGCTGGTTATTCGAGATATTGGGGGTTAGCCAAGCGGTAAGGCATCGGGCTTTGGTCCCGACATACGGAGGTTCGAATCCTCCACCCCCAGCCAAATATGAGTCGGTTCGACAAACAGAGTTTCCTAAATATCAGACATGATACGGGGGAAGCAATGCTTACGTTTAAGTTCTTTTTGAATGAAGCGCGAAGAAACGCAAATCTGAAAGCTCAAGAGAGACTGAATGCTCTTGATGCACTTGAGAAGTGGAGTTCTTCGCCTGATATTCACATTTCATACACCGCGATACGCAAGATCGGTGTGAACCCGAAGTCGAAGTTCATTGACACACCTCTCGCTGTATACGCATATCCGCTGAAAGAAGTGTGGGATGACATCAAAAACGAAGGTGTCAGAAACGTAAGGTTCGCCGCCAATACCTCGAAGTTCATATTCGTTCTGAGAGAGCGCGGGCAAAAACTGAAAGACGTTTCGGACTATCGAAAGTCTGACTTGGATGCAGACCTAAAGAAAATCCGCACTATCGTCGGAGACGCCGTTTACAACGACGCTTTGTCGGGGTTCAAGGAATATCCGTTGCCATACCAAAACCTTCAGCACTTCGTGTATACGGTTGCTTTGAAGACGGGCAAAAAGACGACAGCCGGATATTCCGCTGTCATATCCAATATTCTCTTGAAACTTGGATATGTGGGGTTCAGTGACAGGAAAGGAACTGGGCAAATCCACCCGGCAGAAGAGACGCAGTCCTACTTCTTGGCCCCGAAAGCATACGAAGTCGTTGATGTGATAGAGATAAAGAACATTGACGTGAAGGATGAGCGGGTTCGCGACATGGCTGACTACCTCAAAAAGAACGCCTCTCGACTTTCCGATGATGAGATAATCGATATCGTCAGCAAAGACTTCTCGCTCGCAAAATACATGGGCCCGCCCCGAACGGAAGTGCTGAAGTTCTTCATAGACAAGAAGCAGGCGGAAAGGTGGAAGTCGAAACAGACTCGAAACGATGACCCTGATGACGACAGTAAAGACTACGTTCCTGCCGAAAACTCGATGCACGGCACACAGATGCTTTACAACTACAACAAACTGCCCGAGGATTTGCTTTCGTGGCTAGTTTCTCACCCGAACCTAATGGTATCGAGTGGAGTCATCAATTGGATGAAGCATAAAAAATACAAACCGACTGATGACTTCGTTGCTAATAACATCAAACACAACGAAGGGCTGATTGAACTCGTCCCTTCGATTAGCAAGAAAGTGGCGAAGGAAGTAGTGAAGCATCACGGTTACAAATATACGATTGGAACATTGGCGTCCAAAATGTCAGAGAGTGACTTGTTCGATGTTCTAGACGACATTCGCGACTTTGACCCGATGCAAATCTCTTCGTATTACGAACCGGTAGCGAAGTACCTTTACAACAAGATCATCAACAAGAGAAATCCATCGAGTGACGACATAAATATTGTTGCATTCTACATACAGAAGGCACACAGAAACCCTCCGATGGATATGATAAACGGATTGAAATCGACTTTCCCGAATCACGACTTTACAGAAGTCGGAGGCTGGGCTTTCTGGAAAAGGTAAAATGCTCCCATGGTGTAATGGTTTGCTCGACCCCGTGACATGGGGCAGGTCTAAGTTCGACTCTTAGTGGGAGTACCATTTCGTTCTTGTAGTTCAACTGGAGAGAGCATCGGGTTGCGGGCCCGAAGGTTGAGGGTTCGAGTCCTTCCAAGAACGCCAACAAAATGCCCTTGTGGTGAAAAGGTAGACGCGGCGGATTCAAAATCCGTTCCCGAGAGGGGTGTCAGTTCGAGTCTGACCAGGGGCACCAAAACATCCCGCCACGGCGCACTGCTGCAAGTGGATAATAGGTTCACCGTATGGGGACCCGGGATTTCATCATACACGACACTGCTCCCATAGTTAAAAGGCAGAACAACGTCTTGGTAAGACGTAGGCATCGGATCGTTACCGATTGGGAGCACCAAGGATGGGTGGCAGAGAGGTCTATTGCAGCGGTTTGCTAAACCGTCGGGGTACCGTGAGTGCTCCCAAGGGTTCAAATCCCTTTCCATCCGCCAAAAATCTTCAAAGAGGGGCTTGCACTCGAACGGCGAATCGCTTATATTCTACTTGTGAGTTCGAGAGAGGAACACGAGATGACGATGAAAGAACTGATCGCCCGCCTGAACAAGAACGTCGCTCTCTTCACCATGAACGGTGAAACCGCCAAGCGGGACGCTGCAATCGCCGTTCTTGATCTTCTTGTCAAGATGAATGCAGTCAAGATGAAGGGGGACATTGGCCCTCTTGTGAAGGTCGCCGAAGAAGACGATGATCCGATGGATGACTACAACTACGTCGGGTCGCGGCATCACTACTGAGGTTTGACATGCGCGCTATGTTTTTCATGACTGCACTGTTCGCCTCTTTCGGTATCGCTTTCTACTTCGCGAACGTTTACTTTTGATCGAGCAGGGCGATACCCCGTGAGACTCGATTGAGATTTTCGGGCCGAGCAAGGTGATGAACCTGTCAGACTCGGCTGACATAAATAGAACATAGAGCGTGTTTTGCTCGCCAGTACCCGAGTTGGCAGCAGGGATCGGATTGTTAATCCGCTGGCGAAAGCCCACCGTTGGTTCGAGTCCAACCTGGCGAGCAAAGCACGTTTGAGATTTTCTGGTGTATAAATAAGTATGGTTCGCGGAATTGCCGTTCCCAACCATTCTAGAAAACACTTAGGAGATTTCCAGCATGACAGTATTTATATGCCAATACTGTGGGTCGAATAGAAAAAACCACAACTCTTGGCGAAACCATGAACGGTGTTGCCCGTCAAATCCGAATAGAAAATACAAGAACGGAATGGCAGGCAAAAATGGAAGAAACCAATACACCAAAGCAAAAGATTTTGGGTTGCCAAAACCCACCTTATCCAAAGAAGCCAGAGAAAAAATGTCAAAGGCTTCCACAAAAAACAACTTGAACAGATCAAACGAGACGAAGAGAAAAATCTCGGAGTCTATGAAAATAGCACATGCAGAAGGTCGAGCGTGGAATATAGGAAAATCTAGGTGGAATAATGAACCTAGTTATCCCGAATCTTTCTTTGCAAAGGTTGTCGAAAACCATTTTCACGACAAGAAGTATTGCTCCGAATATCCCATTGGTGTATATTCTGCTGATTTCTGTTGGACACACCTTAAAAAAGTCATAGAAATAGACGGTGAACAACATGAGCGGTTTGAGGAATACAGATTACGGGACATAAGAAAAGACGATTTTCTCAAATCTTGCGGATATCAAATACTAAGGATTTCGTGGAAAGAAATGTATGAGAATCCGAAGGCAAAAATACAGGAAGCATACGATTTCATACACAAAAATATCGGAGAAGTGTTACGGTAGCACGCTGGTTTCCAAGTCCAGAAGCGCGGGTTCGACTCCTGCCTCCGATGCCAAGATTTGAGGTCACAAGATTACAGTCTTCGTTCCGTCAAGTCGGAAGTGACCTCAAAATAAGAGTTGACACGACAGACGAATCAGTGTATGTTGAGAATGTAACAAGGAGACATGAAATGAACGTCACTGTCGAACAAGTTCTTGATCGCGCTGCTGAGATCGAAAACGAAATGTTGAAGCGGAGCCATGCGACTTTCAAGCCTGTCCCTTTTCCTTTGATCGTCCGTGCATACCGTGAACTGGCAAACGCCGATCTTCAAGAAGCCCTTGATTGGTTCAACGGTTTGAAAGAGTAGTTCTGTTTTCGCATACACTTCATATCCAATCGTGGAATGAACCTTGTGCGCAAGAGTGCCGTTCGATACGGCTAGGTTAAAACGGTCGCCCCGTTGTGGAGTGTAGTCGAAAGTAGAAATATCTGGTCACGGTGAAATCTTTGGAAGTATAAATAGTGTTGATCGCGGTGCTACCAACACCCATCAACTCTAGAAATACGAAAGGAGATTTCCAGCATGGAAATATTTATATGTCGTTTTTGCGATAGCGAAAAACACTCAAAAAAGTCGCTGATAGCGCACGAAACCTTCTGCAAAAGCAATCCAAACGCGAAGAAACAAAACACAGAAAAAGCAAGAGAGAAAGCGGCAGTAAAATACGAATGCTTATGGTGCCAAAAAGAATACAGCAAAGCGAATATATCTAAACACGAAAATAGTTGCGACCTTAACCCGAAGGTCATAAAGGAAAAAACAAAGATTTGCCCTGTCTGTGGAGAAAGTTTTTTCGGCGTTTCCTTCACATGTTCGTATTCTTGCTCTAATAGACATTTCAGACACAGTCGAATCGGTGGAGCCAAATACAAGTCAGATAACTTTCTGATGGAAAAGTCCAGATACAGAGAACTGTGTTTTAGACATCACGATAAAAAATGTGTTGTGTGTGGTGAAGAGAATATAGTTGAAGTCCACCACTTGAACGAGGACCATAACGACCATAGACCCGAAAATATGGTACCTCTATGCCCAACACACCACCAATACTACCACTCGAAATACAGAAAAGAAGTGGGGCCGCTGATTGATAAATACATCAAAGAGCGGTTAGATAATATCAGAGACGAAGAGGCTGGGTCATCGGTTACGTTTGGGGCGTAAAGAGCCGGGTTCGATTCCCGGGTCTCTGACCAAAATCCCGCAAGGGAAACTGAGAAGTCCGAAAGTTTGTGGTTCCAAACTCAGTATAATCAAAGTCGTGAACCTCCGCCCGATTGGAAAAGAAGACTGTTCGCTTCTCGGGTGTGTTAAGAACAGTCTATGCCTGTGTTGGGTGTCGGCGCAGGAAGAAGCAATGTGATGCGGTGGTCATCATATAGGGCACCCCGTTTATTGGATCGGTTCAGCAAAATAAAACGCTAATCATATGTCAATGTCCTAGCGGACCAAGTCGATCCAGATACTACAACAAGGCAACTTGTTACAATACGACCTAGAAAACTTAGAAAAACACTATACTGTTTGAGAAGCAAAAAACATCTGCGGAAACGGAAATCGCGAGTTTCAGTGTCTCGACACTCAATCAAATAGTGATATATAAGACCAAAATATAGTGTAAAATACCGCGGGGATAGTGTCAATGTCAGCACGCTGTCGCCCAGACAGAAGAGGTTGTTAGATTCAACCTCCCCGCTCCATAAAAGCAGTCAAGTTGCCGGAAACAACCCGGCACGTCAGGCGAACGATACACAGCCTAGGATGGGTTCAGCAACCAATATTGGTGTCAAAGACACATAGCAAAGCCCGGTAACACATGTGAAGAACGACGACCATCCAGAAAAACAGTCGGGGAGCACATGTTAAATCCGGGCACCTTCAGGAATCGCATACATGTTTACACGAGAGCAACTCGAAGACATCATGAATAACAAGCCTTTCGGTTTCGGCAAGGAAATCCTGAGAGGAAAAAAGAAGCGTTTTGCTTTCGTCGCAAAACCGTATAACAAGAGTTACCTCGAATCAGTCGAAGTTGAAGTCTTTTGCGAACGCGAAAGTCAAGCCTTCGACAAAGCAAAAATGCAATACTACACGATGGGCATTGTGTCCGACGGTGTAGATTGGGCGAAAGCGCCTAAATAAGTTCAACGCGGGCGTGGTATAGGGTATGTGCCTTGCGCTTCCAACGCAAAGAGGTGGGTTAGATTCCCACCGCCCGCTCCAAAATAAGCCCTCGAAGCATTGCTGGCGATGCAACGGATTTGTAACCCGAAGATAGAGTGTTCGATTCACTCCGGGGGCACCAACCTTTCAACAAACGGAGTGATTGATGAACTACTGGGGTGAACATTTGCTCATGGACTGTTCCAACTGTGGGCGTCACCTGGTGACGGACCGAGACAACATCTACCAGTTCATCAAGGAACTGGTCCCCGCAATCGACATGATCGCCTATGGCGAACCTATGATCGAACACTTCGCGACCCATGCGCCTGACAAGGCAGGGTTCAGTTTCATTCAAATGATCGAAACATCGTCTATAACCGGGCACCTGGTGGATTCATCGGGGGATGCATACATCGACATTTTTTCCTGCAAGAGTGTCAATGTTGATGTTGCCAAACAGGTTGTCCAGAAGTACTTCGAGCCCGAGAAGATTCGAATCAACTTCATCACTCGAAGTGCCGGATGAAACCTGAATACGAGATATCGGACTGGGACTACATTCTCAGTTCTGTATGCAACGGATACTTCTCGGGAATATCCTTCGACCAACTGATGATCGCAGTCTTTGTGTCATCGAACCGAGAAGAACTTGATGCAGCGATATCCGCACAGATACGGTTAAACGAGATAACGCAAAGAGAGTAACTCAGCCCCGCTTCGGCGGGGTTTTTTTCTAAATACAGGAGAGTGTCATGGATGTTGAACGCCTTGTCGACTTGGCTATGCAGGTTGAAATCGAATCCCCTATAGACTTTGGATACCTTTCCATAGACGAGAGACAGGCTTACAGACTGATGGCTCTTCACGTCTTGGAAATGCTGGAAAAGTACTCAGCCGAGGATCGTGCTAAGATTTCCATGGCCGTGGCTACACACCTTTTGGTGGAAAACTTTGTTCTGCAACTCAAGATGGGAGATATCTAACATGTTCACCGCACTAGTCCTTGTATGCGCCGCGACAGTGACACAACCAACCCCGACCGAATGCTTCACATATCAAAGCAATATGATGTTTGCGACGGAAGAGGAATGTGTCGCGGACCTATACCAAAGTTACTTGAACGGTGCGTTTTTGACGCTTGACCCGGTCAATAAGAAAGTGTATGATCTTGTCGACTTTAGATGTGTAAACTGGAACGAACCAAAGGTATGAAAAATGTTCACTCAAGAACAAGTGGAGTCGCTTGTTGACCTATTGACGACTCTTGACAAAAACACCAAAATCTATCTCGGGTGTGACTCTGTCCGTTATCAGAAGAACGGGCGCTGGCACGCTCGATACGCAACCGTCGCTATCGTTCATATGAACGGCAAGAACGGGTGTCGGATATTCAGCAAGGTCGAACATGAACCCGACTTCGATGTTCGCAAGAACCGCCCCAAGATTCGAATGATGAATGAAGTGACCAAGGTCTGTTCACTCTACGTTCAACTTGCACCGTTCATAGACGAGTTCGACATAGAGATACACGTTGACATAAATCTCGACCCAAAGCACGGTTCGAACTGCGCTGCAGCAGAGGCTGCGGGATATGTTTTGGGCGTCACCGGGCTCGAACCAAAGTTCAAACCGAACGCTTTGGCTGCGAGTTTCGGTTCAGACGCGGTCGCACACGGGCGCGCGTAGGTGCTTGACAACCTCGCGCGAATCGTCTAGATTGAACACTATACATAATGAAGAGGCGAAAATGACTGACCTTGATGAGTTCCTCTCAGAGTTGAGAGAAATGCCGTTTTCCGAGAAAATCAAAATCTTGGAAGAGTTCACGACCAGTGAAGTCATGAATGAGTGTTACCGACGAGGGGCGATACGGAAGTTCAGCGCTTCTGTTATTCGCCCCCTGTCATCCTTTGACAGCGTTGACGATTACATGAAGCGCGAAGAAACGGCTAAGCCAAACGCTGTCAAGGAAACGGTTTGGGCGAATCTGGATCAGATTTCCGAGTATGGCGCCGTCTGGGCCACTTCTAACGATGATCCTTTGAAGTCGTTGTTTGAAATGACGGCTGAGATTTACGTCTGCAAGCACCCGAAAACGCTGAAGGAAGAAGCACTGTGACGTATGAACCCGTGACTATACCGCCCGACTGGGCGCGGAAAGTCGTATACGATTGGAAGGCTTTTCCTTTCGGGTCGCGCAGCATGGCTGCACGAAAAGACGAGTATGCGAACAAAATCGACCTTCTGCTGAACCGCGACAAAATCACTGACTGGGACTATTCTCTTCCTTACAACGAAGAGATTCTAAAGTCATTCGAAAGGTCAGGCTTTGAGTGGAAAGTCAACCCACATTTCAAGTATATGATAGGCTCGGGGCCAAAAACTGGAAAAGCGCCATCTTCCATCCTTTCGGTTTCGAACATACAACAGATGCCCAAAGAAATCCACTATGCCGACTCGATTTGCGTCGGCGTTCTGCAAAAAGAGAAGGGCGGTGAGAAAGTCGATGTGGTTCTTCATTCCGATGAGCAACTCTTTAGAAGGGTATGGAACAAAATCGGGACCGAGTTCTACTACAACTTCATCTGGAAGAGTTCCCCGGATTTTGCTTTCAAGAATCTTCCCGACCGAGAACGCCCGGCTGCAGTCAATCGCATCATGAACCAACTATACTGGATGGCTCGATGAGTATCGAAGTTCAAGGATACGTCATAGTTCCACCGTCTTCACCTTTCCGCACTCTTGAAGAAAACAGACTCATCGTTGCTGACTTGAGTTACAGCAGTTTCGGAAAGACCGTTGTTGAAGCGTGGCACAGACACATGGGCGCGCCTTTCGGAGAGGAAAGGCATGTCGGAGAGTTCAGCAGAAAAGTTCAGTTCTGGCACGACCGAGGCTACCGGGTGCGAGAGGCAAAGATGATTATAGAGGATGACAGATGAACACGGTACCACTTTACAAGATTGACAGTGCAGGTAAGACCCGCGTCTGGTGGATCGAATACGACGAAGAGAAGTACCGAGTCCACTCGGGCATTCACGGTGGGAAGATTGTCGTCTCGGGTTGGAAGTATGCAGAATCCAAGAATGTGGGGCGCGCGAACGAAACGACGGTCGCGGAGCAAGTCGTCTTGGAAGTCGAAGCGCTTGTGAAGAAGCAAGTTGAAATCGGCAAATACGCAACAGTCGTATCCGAGCCCGTTGATGGATATTTTGAACCCATGCTCGCTGACAAGTATGACGCGAGCAAGAACAAGTATCCGCTTGCGAGTCAACCAAAACTCGATGGCATTCGGTGCATCGCGCGGGCAGATGGGCTTTGGAGCCGCAAGGGAAAGCCTTTCGTTTCCGTTCCGCACATCATGGAAGCCCTGAAGCCGATCTTTGCGGCGCACCCAAATCTGGTCATCGATGGAGAACTTTACAACCACGAACTTCGAAGAGACTTTGAGAAAATCGTCTCTCTGGTGCGAAAGACGAAACCGACCGAAGCGGACATTCAAGAGTGTGCCGAAAAAGTTCAGTTTCACGTCTATGACTTCTGCTTTGGAGACGCAACTTCCTTCACGGCCCGTTGTGCGATTGGTTGGGATATCGTTCTCGAGTCTGACATCATTCGCAGCGTCCCTACTGTCTATGTCAGCGACGATGAAACGAGGGATGTGCTTTTCTCTGAATACCTTCAAGATGACTTCGAAGGGCAGATGCTACGCCACCCGAACTCCCCGTATGAAAACAAGCGAAGCAAGTTCCTTCTGAAGCGGAAGGAGTTTGATGACGGGGAGTTCACCATCGTTGACATCGAAGAGGGAGTTGGAAACTGGGCAGGTTACGCAAAGTCCATCGTCATTCGACTCGAAGACGGAACCACTCAGAATGCAGGCATGAGAGGGAGCCAATCCTTCGCCAAGAATATTCTGGATCAACGAGAGAAACTGCTTGACACTCAGGTTACGGTGCGTTACCAAGGTAGAACATCGGACGGAAAACTGAGGTTTCCGGTCGTCACACAGTTTTGGTTTGGGGAAAGAGACGTATGAACATCGACCACATAGGGTTCATCAACGTGTTTTGGATGAATGAGAATCCAAACATGTCAGAAGATGAATATGAAACCGTGATGGGTGAAATCCGAGCGCTTCTCACGACAGGGGAAGGCGACGAAGCGCCCATTGACGTGGACCCTTCTAGCATCGTCTTTCACACCATCTATATCGGAGACGAGTTCGAAGGGCCTGCATACCTTGTGTATGGAAAGGAAGGCGACTCGAACAACATCTTTGTCGACTACATCGGGTATGTCGAGTTTGAGGCTTTCTCTTCATGAAATACAAGTTGCTGTCGATAACGAGTTCCAACTACGAAACGTTCATTTGGTGTGAGGAAGTCGTTCCGCTTTGGGAACGCATTCTTTTCCGCCGTCGCCCGAGAACCCACTTTATCGTGGGGCTCCAAAAGTGTTGGGAAAGAGTAAACCCGTGCCCTAGACGCGAACCGCTTCCGAAAGAACTGGTAGAGTGGGCAAACGAAGTGGTCAGAGAAAAGGGGCTTGGATTGTGAAAATCGAATACATCAAAGGCGACCTGTTTCTCACTGACAAACCCATCATCGTGCATGGGTGCAACACTCTGGGCACCATGGGTGCAGGTGTCGCGAAGCAAGTCAAAGAACGATACCCAAGGGCTTATCAGACCTACATGGAAGATGCTCGCATTCTAGGCACTATCAGCACTGTCTTGGACCACGACAGGAAGATTCCAGACGCCCGCACGAAGGTCATCGTCAACGCGATCACTCAAGCCCAGATAGGCTTCTCACCAAAAAAGTATGTCAGTTACGATGCCATCATGTCGTGTATGGAAGAAGTCGACTCACTGCACACTTGGTTGAAAGGCATTCACTACAGGGGCGAATACGCCGTTGCTATGCCGATGATCGGGGCAGGGCTTGGAGGCGGAGACTGGAACATCATCGAAGCCATCATCGAAGAAAAGATGAAAAATCTGAAGCCGTATGTGTATGTCTATTGACATCCTGAGCCACATGTTCTATACACGATTCGTAGACAGGAGATAAGACATGACGACATATCGGCTTGAAGTTCGGAACGCGGAACTCGGCGGGCTTCTCGGTGTTGTTCTCGCGACGAACGCGGGCTTCACCCGGGTCGCTGAAGTTTACATGATGAACACTCTGCGGGCCCTGAAGTCCGCAGTTCGCGCCGACTATGGGCGCGGTATCGAAGTTGTCGACATTCGCACTGCTGCTTAAGAGGAAAGCATGAACACCACTCTGCAAAACACCATCAACAACATCGTCAACGCGGTCGAGTTCGGGCTCACGGTTCCGCTTGAAAACAACATGCTTGTCGCAGGCATTCGCGTTCCGGTTTCTGACGAAGAACTTCGACTGCGGCGCCTTCAGCAAAAGTTTGAACGCGAAAAATTCGTAGTTGACCTCTGACTCGAAACCTTTATGTTGGCAGTGTAATCGGAAGGAGATTCGTATGCCCACAAACAAAGAAATCGCTCAGAAGATCGTTGATGTTGCGAAGGAACTCGGCTGGAACGTCCAGGTCCGGGGTGATATTCTGACCATCACGAAGAACATTCGCCGCAACGACAACGACGACTTCGTGCGCGCCGACATGGAATACTACAGCATCATCGGGCTTCTGCCGCGAACCCAACCGGGTTCCGACTGGGGCACAACTGGAGACGGTTGTGGTGCCTTGTCTGCGTTGGCAAATGGCAAGTTCGTGGTCAACAGATCAGGCGGCTCTAAGAGGGTTCTAAAATGGGTTTCTACTTTGGTATAAACCCAAATCCAAGTTCACTGAAGGTTTTGTCAAAACATTGGTCTAATCCGAAAAAATGCTGAAGATACATGGAATGTGTGTAGGTGTTTTTGTCTATTGTTCTGTTGTTTTCCTTTTTGCACCATTTTATGATGGTATCAGTACTTAGTTTCGTCGGTGCCATATCAATCGCCTCTTTTTTTGTGGGGAACCTGCCGTGAGGCAAAATCCAGTAACCTAAAAAGGCCGGGTTGTTTTCGCCCTTCGGCGCAGAATCTTTGAGTCTTTGTATTTCGGAAACTGATAACTTTTTGCCATAGTTTGGATTGTTTTCTCCTTTATTGGCGTCTCTCAGTTTCTGTTTAGTGGTTTCACTGTGTCTGTTTTTTGAACTCCATTCTCTAGCGATATTGCGCTGTTTTTCACTTGGCGATAAAAATCCACGAAACCAACCTTCCGGGATAGTTTCTTCTTTTTTCATATATTTTACTTCTGTCGCGAGATTTGGGTCTTTATGGTTTCTTATCCAATAAAAACCTTCAGAACTCTGTTTCCAGTCTCTTCCATTCGTTTTATTCAAAAAATCAGGTCTAGATTTTACATCCAGTCTTCTGAGTACTTTGTGTTCGTATTCCAAAGCCTTTTCTTTACAAGAGAAAACCTTCCTCACTGTAACTATGTCCGGTTCCCCATATTGTTCTCTGACAACTTTTACGGCTTTGCTGGATGTGAAATAAGAAACCCATAAGTCTTTCGGATCACACTTCGATGAATATCGCGAACCGTAGTAGTAAAGATTCAACGATTTCCACCCGATTAGATAAGTATAAGGTCTTGCCATTTTGTGCTCCCGATGTTATGCTCTATTTATACACAACAGAACCTACCGCGCCGGGGTCGGCGCTATGATCTAAGGAAAAAGCCATGCAGATGAATGAAGTCCTCGCCGCCATCGCCACGATGAATCTGGAAGAAACCCAAGAGGTTTACGAAGCCCTCAAGGCGCGCCGTGAACGAATCCGGGTGATGCAAGCCCGCGTGCTACGAATCGGGCAAAACGTTCGGTTTCAAGCCCGGGGTGCCGAATATGTCGGTTACATCCAAAAGATCAACCAGAAGACCGTCACTGTGAAGACGAATACCGGCATCTGGCGTGTCTCGCCTGAACTTCTGGAAGCGGTGTGATGGCAAAACTTCCGTTTCCATGGTCAAAAGTTCAACACGACGACCAAGCATACTACGCAATCGATACGATCTACATAAACGAGAATAAGAGAGGGTTGAAGTACCACAACCTCGATCATCTATACTCGATGTATTCGTATCTCGAAGTTTCCGGCGTTCCGTATGACGAGGCTCTAGACTGGGCGGTTCTGTATCACGACTTCGTGTATGACCGTGATTCCGAAAAGGAGTTTCGGTCTGCCGAAATGTGGAAAAAGACCGCTCGGATTTACAACCGAAGCGAAGACATGATTGAAGAGGTCCATGCTCTTATCATGACAACGAGTGACCACCGAGCGACGACTCCGAAGTCCTTCTATCTGATTCGCGCTGACTTGCATCAACTTCGAGCGCCTGCTCAGACCGTGGTCAACTTCTACAAGATCATGGAAGAGAGCATCAACCTCTACACAATCACTCCAGAAGAATATGCCCGTTCCACTTTGAGGTTCATGCCTTCCTTGCGGCTTTCCGTGGCGTATACGAAGTCGAAAGACGACATCAGTCTTGTTCCGTTCTATGAACAAGCGGAGCGGGGTATATCTCGGACTGTGCGACTCGCGAATGAAGTTTTAGGGCAAAGCGAAATACTATGACGACAGCAAAATACACCAAGCGCACTTGCAGTTGTTGCGGCAAGCGCGATATTCAACCGAACATGGTCCAGAAAACCATTCAGGTTGAAGTCGGAAGTTCCGAGACAAAGGTGACAGGGCGAACTTGGTTGGGGGTGTTTGCTGAAGACAAGTCTTCCATCAACGCGGTCCGCCGCTCCGTTTTCAACAGCGGGGCTCGGAAGTACCTTCGAAACAAGACCGTTTGGATGTGTCGCGAGTGTGCCGCAGCCCGGGCAGTTGGAATGAAGAGCAAAAAGGGATTTTCGTCAATGATCGTGATCCTAGGTATCATCGCAGTTTTCATTCTTGTCGGCTTGACAGGAAGCCCCTGAACTGATACATTCGACTCCAGATAGGAGAGAATCATGACTTACAACATGTTCATTGACGACGAGCGGATGCCCCATGATGTGACATGGGCGGCACGAGTCGATCAAGAGATTTACAACAACGGGCAGTGGATCGTTGTTCGGGACTACGATGAGGTCGTTGAGTGTATCATGAACCTCGGGCTGCCAAGTCTGGTATCTTTCGACCATGACCTTGGTGAAAACACACCGACGGGTTACGACATCGCAAAGATGATGTGTGACTTGATTCTGGACGGGGTGGTTCTTCTGCCCGAAGACTTCCGGTTTCGAGTGCATTCGAAGAACCCCGTCGGTAAGAAGAACATCGAAGAGTATATGCGAGCGTTTGTCAACTACGCTCTTTCTGAAAAGTGAAGGAAAAATCAATGTCTTATGTGGTTCGTGCTGGCAATACCTATCGAATGGTATCCGAACGTAGCATCGAAGTTTTCGATGCGCTGCCTCCAAACAACTATGTGGTGAAGCAAGACCCGATTAGCAAGGAGTTCCATCTTGAACCCCTTGAACCTTTTGAAATGCCGAAGAAGTTCTATGGGAACACTATTCAGACCGCCGAGCGCATTCTGAATACTTTCAATCAACGCCCTCTCTCGACAGGCGTTCACCTCGACGGTGTGAAGGGTTCGGGGAAGACTCTTCTGGGCAAGGTGATTTCTCACATCGGCATTCAACGCGGGATTCCGACTATCATCGTCAACGGATGCTTCCATGGTGAAGTGTTCAACCAGTTCATTCAAAGTGTCAACGTTCCGGCTATCGTGCTCTTCGATGAGTTCGAAAAAGTCTATGACTACAATGACCAGAACAAGATTCTGACACTGTTCGATGGCGTCTATCCGACGAAGAAACTTTTCATTCTGACAACAAACGACGGCGCTTCTGTCTCTCGGTTTCTCAAGAACCGCCCGGGGCGCATCTACTACAGCCTGAGTTTCACGACTCTCTCGCCCGAGTTTGTCCGCGAGTACCTCGAAGACAACCTTAACGACAAGTCTCAGATCGAACCGACGGTTCGGTATGCCAAGATTTATTCGTTCTTCACGTTCGACATGCTGGCTGCATGTGTGGAAGAAATGAATCGCTACAACGAGCCTCTTTCCAAGGTTCTGGAATACCTCAATGTCAAGCCTGAAGTTTCGTCTGGCGAGACCTACACCGCGAAGATCGTCATTCCGGAAGTCGGATACGAAGAAGTCTTCGATAAGTCGTTCAAGTTCAACCTTAACGATTTCTGTAGGAGTGTTGATATCGATGCGCTGAAAGGGCTTGAACGCGCGCACTCCGCTCTCGCTAAGAAACTCAAGAAGGCGGCAGAAGATGAAGAAAACGACCCGGAGTTCTGGTTCACCGACGAGGATATCTCGGGGTTCGACCCGATTTCCTCGAAGTTCACCTTCACGCGGAAGTATGGCGAAACTGAGGTTCACCTGGTTCTGGAACGGAACCGTCTTTCCGGTTTTGACATGAGGAGTGTGCTTATCTGATGATGTATCTGGTGTCCGATTACTACGCAACAGGCGAAGGGCGCACGGTGTCTATTCTGATTACTCAGGCGCCCGTTCGAACTGAAGACTACGAAGTTCAACCGTCTTTCGGAGAGAACGGCTACATCCCCGGCGTGTTGAAGCCGGGGATGACAGAACCAGTCAGAGCACTTCGAGAGTTCGCAGAAACCTTCGATGCTTGGGAAACTTACGGCGCCCAATCTCTTGACAAAGAGACTTTCGTCGCGAAGTATGGGCAGTATCTTCCGAACACGATTCACAAAATCATCGATGACGAAAACCTAGGGGGCATCTTCCGGTACCACTCTCAACTGTATCTGAACTTTTCATGATGGGTTGTTGTGCCGCTCCCGACATAACCCGCGAAGTGACCCAGTTGCACAAGGGAATCTTTTCCTTTCGGGTCACTCTTACATACTGCAAATCCTGCGGAAAGGTAAAGCCTTTGAACACCTCGATTGAAGATGGGAAGAAATCCAACTGGGACTTCGACAACATGACGCCCGAAGAGATCATTCGAGACGCCATAGAGACCGAAGAAAGGTACTTCGAACTCCTGAAAAGTCTTGACAAGGGCTCGGAAAAGCCCTAGTGTCGATTCGTAGTCAAGAGGAGTGTAGATGTGAAAAAGTTTCCGAACAAGATGATCGCCTCGACTTATGAAGTCGCGAAAGGCAAAGTCTTTCACAAGAAGTCCAAAGGCGGCGAATACACCGACCAGTATGGTTCCAGTGAATACAATCACACCGCACTGCAGTGGCTGGAAGATCATGACATTCTGAAAGCCGAATACCATCCACTGCTCATGCCCACCGAATACAGGATTGTGAAGTGATGACCGTATATGAACTTACCGCAACTTCCGCTTGGAACGACTGGGCATCGCGGGGCGAAGACTCGCGAATCGGATTCTACACGACACGCGACAAGGCAGAAGCCCGTATCAAAGAAATCAAGAAAGACAAAGAGTGGCGCATGAGTTGGACTGCGTTCAACATTCGAGAGGTGACAGTGGAATGAGCATCTGGGCTGTTCGGTTTCGCGGAAAGCAAACTCCGGTCAACGTCTATGCATACTTCTTTACAGAGGCGGTCGAAAAGGCTGTGAAGTATGCAAACGAAAACGACATACCTGAAGGCTACATCCTCAGCGTTGAATATTTGGGATACTAAGAGGTGACATTGGAATGACGATAGACCGAGACCCACGCGAAGAAATAATCTATCGCTTATCGGAAAGCAACTTGGAGTTGTCACTGTTGACGCTTGGAAACAGAAAAGACACCCGAGAAGCAAGAGGCCAAGTTTCGTATTTGTTCGGCAAACCGTTGAATGAAATCTATGACATTCTGCTTAAACATGAGCGTCGCATGGCTGAAGAGAGGAAAATCGATATCGGAGATACACTCTACCGAGCGAAAAAGACCAACAACTGGCCAAAGTCGCAAAAGAAGAAGATGG